TACTTCGCCACCGACAGCTGCGAGCCCAGCCAGAACTCCTTGGTCATCATCACCACGGTCTGATTCTTGTCGTTAGCCATAATCACATCCTCCTTTTACTTTGTTTTCCTTAATGTTCGCATCGTTTTATACCTTTATATTTGTTGTTATTCGACCACGGATTATGCTATTTTTCCGTTCATTCTCAGGCAGTCCTCGATGCGCTTCTCCATGTCCTCGCGGTACTTGGCGGCTTTCGTGGCTCGGCTGCGCTTCTTGTCGCGCTGGCTTTGCTCGTTGCGTCTTAGCCGTTCCTCCTGCACTTGGTTGATGAGCGCTTCCACGTCCTGCTTGTCCTCTCGCCGTTGGTACTTCTTGATGACCTCCCGATTGTGCTTGACTTGTGCCTTCATGCGGTCAATCTTTTCAAGCAGCAATCGGTTTTGGTCTTCAAGAGCCTTGATGCGTTCATTCAGCGGTGGCTTTGGCATAGCTTTCGCGTGGATTGAGCATAATCAGTTCGTGTTTCAAATCGTGGAAGATGCGATTGATGTCCTTGCGCTTCTGGTCGAGGTCGATGCGCTCCACCTTGATAGCGTTCAGTTGGATGTTGATGGCTTGCTTCTGCTGCTCCAGCAACTCCTTCTGCTTTGCCAACTCTCGCTCACGATCCAAATACGGATGATTGAGGTGGGTCTGCTCGTTGTTCATTTCCGACATAATGCGGTCGAACTCTATCTGCGACTCCACTTTTCGGGGGGGGGTACTTTTCCCTTAACTCTTTCTCGTTCATAATTCGTTGTTTTTGTTTGTTAATAAAAGAGGGGCTGGTGGCAGAAACCAAGGCTTAGCACTGCCCACATCAGTACCACCGCCCCGTTGTTTATTCGTTTGTAAGGGGTGCCGTGAGTGACATAGAGAACTGGAAATCTCGCAGGAAGTCACGGCAGCGCACAGAAGCAAGGCCTACCACAGCCCACATCAGATGCGCCTTTACCCTTAGAGGTTGCGGTCGGTAGGGAAACCAAGGCTTATTCTTCTTTGCACTTCACGCCTACATCAGTACCACCTTCCGCAATTCGTTCCAAAGCGTCTGCTATTCTCGTCAGCTGCTTCTCGATGCCGCTCAGCCTATGGGGTACTGTCTCCATAAACTGCTTTTCCAATACTGTCATTGCCATAATTCTCCAATTCTCCAATCCTTGATAATCGTCATCACTCACTTCCTCCTCCTCACCACGTCCCTGACCTCGACCTCCTCGCACTCGGTGTCGAAGCCGTAGTCGGCGAGCAGCTCGTGGAACTTGGGGTTGACCGATGCGTGTACCTTCACCTCGATGCCCGCACGGCCTACGAGGCGGCGCACCACCTCGGGCGTCAGCTCGCCGACGGTCGGGACCAGCTGTCGCGCCCGCTCCAGCGTCAGCGTGCCGCCCCTGACGTGCAGGTCGGGATAGATGCGCAGCATGGTCACGCCCCGGTGCTTCAGGTGGATGGCCATCCCCTGCGACATCAGCGCCACCGCCGCCTCGCAGAAGTTCGACAGCACGTCCTCGGCCACCTGCTCGGGTATGAGTCTGTTCTTGTAGTTTATCCACCTGGCCAGTGCCTTCGTGCTCGCCGGTCGCAGGTCTTCGTTGACGGTGATCGTCGGTCCCGTCTTCAGGGCCTCGTTGCCCTTGTTCAGTGTTGCTTTGTACGGTATTGCCATTGTCTCTCTGTTTTGATGTTAAACTTCTCTCTCTGTCGCCACCGCCGCCGCCCCCTCGGTCGGCCTGCCCTCGGATATACTATGTTCGGCCTCGCCGGATATGGCATGTTCGACGGCCTCGGATATAGTATGTTTGCCGTCAGGCCGACTGAGGGCCGGGCTTCGGGAGCCGTTGGGGGCTACGGACTACTCTATGTCGGGATGCCGCTCGATGTCAAGGATGCGGTCTTGGATGTGCTTAACAGCCACATCGAGCATACTGCGCCATGTGCGCGGCATGTAGATTTTGCCTTCGTCGCTTATAAGTCCTATCTGCAACAGTTGCCACATAGCATCGGCAATATGCTTATCGTAGCCCTTCACAATCTGTTCGAGTTCGTGGCCAGTTTTTATCCCAACCTGTGCCTCGCACACCACCTTATCTGTAATGCCAAACTGCTTTGCATTCTTAGCAGCTTTTACCAAGGTGTAGATACTGCGCTTATTGACGTGCTTGCGGTAGTCCTCAATATACCACAGCGCCTTCTTCAAATCCTCAATCTCTTTATCCGCATCGTCCATTCCCATTTCAGACTTCTTACCTGCACGCATCAGGTATTTCAATGCGTTGGCGATGTCGCAGGTGTAATGCCGGATGATATCAATGGTCTCTATACCATTTTTTCCCAGATAATAGTCGGGATGTTCAACTCTGTTTTTCATATACCTGTTTGCTATAAAAGTAAATATTGTTTAGATTCTTACCGCTATCCAAATAGCCGCCTTGCGTAATACGGCTATGACTGATGGAGAAATGCCGTTCTGCATCGCGTATGGAATTAAAACTACCTATCAAGTTGTGCTCAGAGTCGTAGGCGTATGTCTTTTTCCCCATTCCGTGTTGTACGTTTGCCTTTACGGAACACCACTCCAGATTCCATATACAATTATTCTGGCGGTTGTGGTCTTTATGATTCACAGTGTCAAAGTTGTCAGAATTGTCAATAAAGGCCGATGCAACCAGTCTATGCACATAGAAAAGGGTGTTTTTCCCATCCACGACAAGCATTACAGTCATATAGCCGTTCTTGGATTTAACTTGGTCTCTAATCAGAAGAGTTTTCTTGTTTCTGACCCTTCCGAAAGAACTGACTTCATAGTTGGCATGTTCTGTGCAGTCGCGCCACTGTTCTTCTATGTCGCCATAAAGGAGCCTACCTTCTTTCAATCCTGCATATAGTCCTCTTCTCTTTTGGTGGTGACGCGATTTGCATTCGCTACAACGCTCCTGCATACCATCCCACTTGGCCCTGTTCTTTCCAAAGCATTCCAGCGGAAGCCATCGCTTGCAACGGCCACACCATTTATGCTCCATACCGTCGATAATCTTATGTTCTATACGCTTCATATATTATATACCTTTATATTATTACTCTTTCCATTCCTTGATTTCCAGTCCTGCATCCTTGCACGACTGCTTACACACGGGGTCAGGAACGGTGTGCATTCTACTCCCTTCGGCTTCGGCATGGCTCAATCGGCTTTGTTCACACCCAGTTCCTCCATATCCTCCTCCGAGGCATAGCGGCTCGCCACCTCCAGGTTCTGTTCGATGGCGTGCTTGCCGATGCGGTTGAGCACGTCGCTGTCGCTCAGCTTACGGGCGAGGATGTCTGCCGCCAGTCGCAGGTTTGCGTCGCCGTTCAGGTTGATGTACTGCTGCGGGTCGTCGGTCTTCACGTAGATGTCCGTCACCTGCCGCCACGTGTGCAGCGGTCCGTCGTAGCGCCCTCGGATGAACGCCGCCGAGTAATCGACACCGAATTTCTCCTTCAGGTCCTGCATCAGCGCGTCGAACTGTCCCACAGCGAGCTCGGCACAGATTCTGCCGCACTCGATACGTGCCTTCAGTTCGGTGTCGTGCTGCTTGTGGCGGTCGAGCGCCTGCTTCACGGCCATGTAGATGTTGAATATATGCTTGCGGTACTCGTCCTCGGTGCCGTCGAGGTAGTCGAGCCACAGCTTCAGGCGGTCTCCGAAGTTCTGGTTGTGTATCGCCTCGTACTCCTCCTGCCTGCGGAATGTCTCGTTGCAGAGCTGCTTCGTCCGCTGACGGTACTTACCCGCCCGCTTGATGGCGTCAATACCGTCAGAGATAGCCAGTCGCGCCACCTCGTTGGCGATGCCGATCATCGTGTTCACCAGCGAGTTCGCCCTGTCCCAGCCCGCCATGTAGCGTTCCTCCGTCATGTTCGGGTTCGCAGCCAGTACCTGATTGGAGTGCCTGCGTGTATAGTAGAATGGATTTGCTGCCATAGTGTCTTATACCTTTATATTATTTCAATACCAGTCTGAGCGCAAACAGCGCGTCGCCCTTACTTACCCCCCCCCAATACGGTGTCATAGACGCGCTCCAGGGCGCGGGGGTTAATGTCCTTGATGCGGTTCAGTTCGGGCACCGTCAGTTTATGTCCTGCCAGCGTCGCAATCTTAAATACCATCGCCGTGCGGCTTAGTCCATTACCTGCGAATATTTTCTTTGCCATCGTTCAGCCCTCCTTCTTGAAAATACTCCAATCTTTGCCGACGGAGTGAGGATAATTCAAGAGTTCGTCAACGGCTGCGGGGGTATATGTAGTCTCCAGCAGGTCGCGCACTGATTGTTTCCAATACACAGTCGCCTTGCCGTCGGTCAATCGCATTACGTCCTCGATGAAGTGCATACAGTCAATCACTTTGTAAGCATCGAACTTGTGCTCACCAAACTCAAACGGCTTGCGCACTACATGGGTGTTGCTCGTCAGCAGTCCAATTTTGAAGTGTTGACAGCCCGCATTCAGTGCCTGATATATCATGTCGAGCGAAGAAGGGAAGTCAATGACCGGCTCGATGCTGGCCCAAGTACGCAGATTCAGTTCATGCAAAAATTTCATCGCCTTGATACGTTCCTCATTTGTTGAAGCATTCTGTTCCAATTCATCGTGGCCAGTCAGTGTAAATCCCGTAGCGAGTCTGCTATTCAGTGTCTCGTGTTCATGGGTAAAGCATCCAACCGATGTCGCCCACTCCTTGCAGCGTTCAACATCCTCCAATCTTGGATTTTTCACAAGCGGCAAGAAGTCGGCGCGTTTGGTCAGAATAGTTACAGGCACCTCGTGTTGCTGAATGCACGATTTGACAATACGCGACATCAAACCGCGCGTCTCCGGCAGATACGGATCGCTGGTGAACGTCATAAACAGCCCACCGTCGCGGATAATCTCGTCGCGATTCTCGATAATCTCCGCCATCGCCAGATGGTAGGCGTGCTCCTCGTTCACCACACCCTTCTTCAGCACGGGTGCATCCTGTCCGAGATAAGCGCCAGACGGGCCTTTCTTCAAGTAGCAGTATAGGCATCCGTGCGAACATCCGATGTAAGGGTTCACACTCCAACGTCCGTATTCCTCGGCATTGCCTTTGGGTCTTGATAGTATCTTCATAATGTTTTTACCTTTATATTATTACTCTTTCCATTCCTTGATTTCCAGTCCGTTCTCCTTGCACGACTGCTCATAGACGGTCATACGCCGCGTGTCCTGTGTGTAGTAGATGCAGAAGCGGTCGGCTGCATCGCGGTGCTCACTGTCCGCAGGGATGTAACCGTACTTTTTCTTTCCGTGATTACGCAGGTGGAGTTGCTTCTTTGTAAATGACGGAACCTGCTGGCGCAGTCTTTTACGAGATTCCTTCTTCTGTCTCTTTTGTTTTGCCTTGGCGTCTGCTTCGGATTTTATGATGTCGCTCTTCTTCGGGAAGTCTGCTATCAACTGCTGCACACCTGGCAAATGCTTATAGGATTTCTTTAACTTCTCCCACAAATACCATGTCTTATCACCCATCTTTGCAATAGGCAGGTGTCCGTTCTGCTCGGCATACTCGCGGATAACTTTCAGCCGACGGGCTATCTCGTCGTTGCTTAACAGGTTGACGGGCTTGTATTCCTCCATAATCTGCAGGAACTCTGGCGTAGGGTTCTTGCGCAGGTATGCTACAATGGTCTTGAACTCTTCTGGTGCCGTGCGTCGCGAAGGCAGATGTCCGTGCTCTTCGCAATACTGTCGAAGCTGCTCAGTACGTCGTTGTGGTGTATCATCGTCCAGGAAATACTTTTCACAGAGGGCCTTGATTTCGGGGAACGTCTCCTTCATGCGGTCGCGACGACGACGGAACTTGTTGGCAAGTGTGCGCTCGGTGACACAGCTTGGCATCCGTCCGTTCTCGCGCTCAAAGCGAATGATTTCCTCGGCCATCTCTGCATCGCTGAGTATGCGGAACTGCGATATCAGCTCCACCATCTCAGGCACCATCGGACGTGTCGGGTAGTTCTTTGCCAGTACGCGGGCTTTCAGGCACAGTTCGTTCTCTTCCTTGCCGTGGTTCTGGTTGGGCTGACGGCCATTCTTGCCGATAAAGTCAATGATGCGCTCTGCCCATGCCGTAGCCTCGAAGTCGGTCAGGTGACGGGCGGTGTAGTCCTGTCGGATGGCAATCACGTCTGGATGATCCTTATGATTATTCTTCAGGGAAGTCCACTTATAGAAATATGGGTCTTCGCCCTTACGCGGCAGACGTCCTTTCTCTTCGATAAACTCCTTGATGAGCGCAATATTCTGTTCGATGCCGGCATCACCCTGCTTGCGTAGCAGACGGAAATAGCTATTGATAGTTTCGTTGGCCTCCATCGCCTCGCGGCGCGACATCATTAGCAGGTACAGCTTGCGTTCCTCGTGGCTGCCATTTGGGATTGGCAGCCGTCCGTGCTGTTCAATGAACTTCAGGATGCGCACCACCACCTGCTCGTCGGTGTTCCAGTTGTTCGTGGTGCCGTCGGTGAGCCCGACAATCATCTCGCGGTAGGTGCGGCAGTGGTCGTGGACGGTAAACTCTCGCGGTCCGTCATCACAGCCAGGATGCAGGTTCTCCAAGTTGTTGAACTCGTCGCGGATGACGTGGATGGTATTCGTCTGCGTCATGTTATCCACCATGTCGAACACCACGGGCTTCTCGGTGTTGGCGGCTGTCAGGCAGCGTCCAAGCTGCTGCATATAGATGATACGGCTGCTGGTGGTACGGAGCATCAGCACGGCATTGACTCGTGGCACGTGTACGCCCTCGTTCAGCATGTTCACCGAGAACATCAGCTTCACGCCATCGCCCTCGTCGCTCTGGAACTGCGCCATTGCCTGCTCCTGCTGCTTGTCGGTCAGATAGGTGTGCAGCAGGCTTACATCGCCCACGTTGAAACCAGCCTTACGGAACCACCCGCACACCGTCTGTTCCATCTGCTCCAGGAAATCGACGCTGGCGCAGAACACGATGACGCGGCGGCAATCCTTTTCAAGATACTTGCGCAGGATATACGGCATACCCTCCGATCGCTCCCAGTCGAGCCGCATGTTGTTCAGGCGGGTGATGCGCCGCTTCTTCTCTGCTTTTGTCAGATACTTCGACGTGTTGATCTTCTCCTCGGCATCGACAAACGATGCGTTGAAGTCAAACAGACCCGTCACGTAGGTCGGCACTGGAAGGATATTACGGTTCCATGCCTCGGCGATTGACATCACGGATGCCACATTGTTGCCAAACAGCTCCTCGGCCATATTGCGGTTGTTGTCGCCGTCGCGCACTGGTGTGGCCGTCGTACCGAACACCTTGGCCTGCGGGTTAATCTTCAGCAGGTTCAGCACGGCGTCACCCCATTCAGGAGCACCGGCACGGTGGAACTCGTCGAGACAAATCAAATCGTAGTCAGTCTTTGGCGTGTCCGTAAAATTAAGGAGCGTATAAGTCATATACTCCACCGTGCCATCTTGTTTGTCACTGTCGCGCCATTTCAGCACGTCATGCACCTGGTCGAGCACAAAGATGTTAGGACCGAGTATCAGCACCTTCTGGAAACTCTCACTGACGGCAGCTATCAGGTACGACTTGCCCGTACCAGTCGGATGAACAACACACGTCCTGTCGCTCGTCTCGAAAGCCTTCATCACTTTCTGATAGGCCGTCTTGTTATGTGCGTATAGTTGCGTTCTCATAAATCATTTGTTTTTAGGTTTGCCATATTTCTCATATATTTCAATAACTTCCGGGTGGTCCTTATGTCTCTTTTTCAAAATAACCCATCCGTTCCATATTACCCTGTCGTCATATTCGCGTGGAAGACGCCCCTCCTTTGCACAAAAGTCGGCCACTATTCTTATACGCCTGTCAACATTCCCCCTCGTACCATATTGTTCTTTTAATTCGTTCAGTTCCTTCCTGTCTTTATGCTTTCGGCACAGAACAGTCCATTTGTTCCAGATGTCGCGGTGGTCGTTGCGACGGGGTAGTCTGTCGTTTTTCCTACAAAATAAAACAACAGGCTCTAATAGTTCTTCAAAGGATAAAGGCATGTTGCCGTATCTGGCGGTCAGTTGCTTCACTTCCGGATTGTCACTGTATAGTCGCATAATATTTATCCAGTTGCGACGCTCTTTCTTGTCATCCTTCATGCCCGGCACTCTGCCATTCTTCTCACAAAAGGCCGTCAGCATCTTTATACGCTTCTCATAATCGGCAAACCGACTATATTGCTCTATCAGCGACTGTACCTCGTCTCTGTCTTTGTAGTCTTTCAAGAGGGCTACCCAGTTAAGATACTCCTTTCTGTCATCTTTTCGCCCTGGTACTCGTTTGTGGCTATCGCAGAATGCCTTTGCCCGCTCTATTCTTTCTGCAAATGGGATCGCATTGTAGTCTTGCGGTACCAACATCTCTATGAGTTGTTTCACCCCCAGTGTATAGTCCTTCACCTCAAACTTACGAGGCTCACGACCTTCGTGTTCGGCCTGCGGAATCTCTATCGTGTCGAACTCATCCTGCAAATCCTTGATGGCCGTGGTAGTGGTGATATTGTCCACCATATCGAGAACCAGCGGCTTTTGAGTATTAGCGGCGGTCAGACAGCGGCCCATCTGCTGCATGTAGATGATACGGCTGCTGGTAGTGCGCAGCATCAGCACGGCATTGACGTTTGGTACATGGATTCCCTCGTTGAGCATGTTTACAGAGAACATCAGCTTTAGTGCCGTACTGTCGTTGTCCTCAAAGCGGCGCATCTGTTTACGCTGCTCGCTGTCGGTCAGACTGCTGTGCATCAGACAGGTGTCGGCAATCACAAATCCTGCCTCACGGAACCAGCCTACAACCTCCTGTCGCATCTGTTCCAAGCTCTCGATGTTTCCACAGAACACGATGACGCGGCGGGCATCCTTATCCAGGTGTTTCTTTAGGATGGACGGCATTCCGTAACTGAGTTCCCAGTGCAACTTCGAGTTGTTCAGGCGATAAATGCGCTCGCGCTTCTCCTTGTCGCTCAGACTGCGGCTGCGCTCGATGCGCTCCTGTGCCTCGCCGACGGTCTTGTCCCACCGAAAGAGGCCGCTGACATAGCGAGGGATAGGCAGGATATTCTGGTTCCATGCTTCGGCAATGGTGATGTGCGAGGCGATATTGTCGCCAAAAAGTTCGTCGGCCATATTGCGCTCGTTGTCGAGATAGCGGATATGCGTGGCGGTCGTGCCGAATACCTTGGCCTCAGTGTTCAACTCCAGCAGGCGGTCAACGGCAGCGCCCCACTCTGGAGCACCTGTACGGTGAAACTCATCGAGACAAATCAGATCATAGTCGGTATGCGGGTTCTCTGTCAGGTTCAGCGTAGTGTATGTCATATACTCCACGCCGCGCTTGCGCCATTTCAGCACGTCATGCACCTGGTCGAGTACAAAGTTGTTAGGACCGAGTATCAGTACCTTCTGGTAACTCTCGCTCACAGCCGCTATCAGATACGACTTACCCGTGCCTGTGGGATGCACCACGCAGGTGCGGTCGGAGGTTTCGAGTGCCTTCATCACCTTGCGGTAGGCTATCTCGTTATGTTTCTTTAAGTCGGTCCTCATTATTATTACCTTTTATATATTATATGTTGTTTTTTACCAGGTGGACTTTTGGGGTGGGCTCTGGTGGACTTGAGCTACCCCTAAAAGTCCATCTTTGCCTCGGTAAAAGTCCACCCCACCCTCCGAGGCCGTTTAAAAACCTTCTTGTGCCCTGCGGGTGGCGCTATCCCTTTTTTTTCTTCGCCTCGCGCTTCTGCTGCTTCTCGGCTTCCTCGCGGCGCTTCTCCTCATGTTCGCCCACGTGCTCCATATATTCCTGGCTCTCCTGACCGAAGTGGTAGCAGTAGCGGGGCTTGCCCCTGCCGCGCTCGATGAATCGCGTATGACTGCGGCGCAGGCTCTCGCGCAGGCTGGGGTCGATGTCTACGGGGAAGTTATACTGCACGAAATATCGCTCCTGACTCTCCGAGATCTTGCGACGGAACCCCTGCGCTATGCCGTTGCGCTGGTCCTGATCCATCCACTGCGTGTACTCATACGAGAACCTGTCGGTGAGCATCGCAGAGAAATAGAATGCTGCGTCGTATGAGAGCGAGTAGCAGGAGTTGGTCCTGTGCATCTTGCCCGCGATTATCGACTCCTTGGGAATCTCCACACACAGGTAGTCGCTGGAGATGTGCTTCGACGACATCTGTATGCCCGTCAGCGCAGCGGTCTCGTTGACCGTCGGCCACGTCTTCGGGTCGCGCTGCAGTATAATCTGCCCTCCCTCGGGCTTCCGTCCGTGGAGGATGTTCTTCCATGCCTGCTGCGAGAAACACATGCGCGTCTGCTGTGCCTCGGGGATAAACCGGAGATTGTTTACCAGAGTCCGGTATTCGTGGTCGAACTCTGTGAATTTCACGGCATCCCACTCCGTGAGCTGCCTCCTCTCGTCGCGCCCACGGAAATGCCACGCCACGTACCAGGGCACCTTTATATATATATTAGCCATTTCGATGTTTGTTGGTTTCTTGCGGTCTGCGCGGCGGGGAGTGCCGTTGTTGATTGCCAGGTCGGCGCTGTGCCGCGTGAGGTTCAGGAAGTCATCCACGATATACCTGTCGAGCAGCCTTACCCGCAGTCCGCGACGCAGCCACTGCTCCATCATCTTCATCGCCATCTCCTCGGAGATATACGTCGGGTCGAAGCCTTCGAGCGTCACCTCCAGCCACTCAGAGAGAACACCGTTGCGCCAAACAGGCGAGTAGCGGCGCTCTATCGCATAGCTCTTGGCGATACCCACACCGCCACGGCACAGCTGGGCGAACATCGCCTCCACGGCGGGGATGACCACGCCTGCCAGCATCACCACCAGCCGACCGTCCTCCTGACACTCCACCGCATAGGCGATGTTGTAAAACGGCCTCGGCTGAAGATAAAAACGATATACGCCCTCCTGGTTTACCGACATAATGCTTTCCGATTAATTCCGAATGATTTCTGTTGTCACTTCTCCACGAGATCCTTTATCCTCCCGTCCTGCATCATCCCCATTATCTCATGCAATGGATAGAGATACGAACCCTCGTCGTGATACACACCGTTGCGGTCCTTGTAGCACACCTTCGTCCTACGGAAACACGAGCCGTGCTTCTTCAGCCAGTCGGGTGTCAGCGTCTCAACGTGCTTGCACAGCGTCTCGGCCTTCACATACCGCTCGTTGAGCCCTTCCATGCCGCGACGGAACTCCTGGCGTAACATCTCTCTCGTAGCCCTGTCCATAGCGTCTCTATCTTATACGCTTGTAAGCGATGGTCAACGGGTCCTTCTGTCTGATACGCTCCAAATGATAGTGTTCGAGCTTCTTTATCGCCTGGGCTGCCGAGCGTGCCGCCTCCACCGCCTTCTCATTAGGCAAAGTGAAAATGCCGGTCTCGCCAACCTTCAGGTCTTTCCACTCTTTTCTTCCTACTCTTTCGCAAATCATAAAATTACTTAATAGTTTACACCTTTCAGACCGAAATTGAGGCAAATGCCGTAAATTTGCAAGTTGGATAAGGAATAGCAAACTGGCACATTCTCAACGCCTTGGGAACTTTCTGTGCCCCTACGGCATCAGCCTCGCCCGCAGTCGTCGGTCTACATACTTACTTACGGGATGGCAAAGGTAAACAGAATTTTTCGGAAACGTTCGGAATGGGTCGGAAATTTATATTTGTTTAACAGATTAATTCAGATTCGTATGGTAAAGAAGAAGAAGGAACTCAGCGCAGCCGAACGCCAACGAAACAACAATTTCGCAGCAGCATTCGACTATCTCAAACGTTTTCACGGCATCACCACACAGGGAGACCTCGCAAAGGCGATGGGAGTCAATAAGGACACCATCACCAACATACTGCGATTCTACACCCCCGTGACCGAAGACAAGATCTCAAAGCTCATGGCAGCTTTCGACGGGATGTTCAATATCCAGTATCTCCGGGGCGAGAGCGACACGATGCTCGCCAGGGATGTCACAAAGGCACCGGCAGACATCGTGACACCCGTCGCAGCCCCCGCATCCCCCACGGCGATACCAGAGCCCTACGCCTCAATCATCGCGGCCAAGGACGAGACAATCATCCTACTGCGCCACCAGCTGAAAAAACTCGAAGAGACGGCAGAGCGCGAGCTGGCAGACAAAGACTCACACCTCGCCACCGTAAAACAGCAGCTCGAAGACCTGCGCATCGTGCTGCACAACATCCAGAACGGGAACCCGCTGGCAGGCTATCCCTTCAAAATCGGTGTTGCCGACGATGGCGAAAAACCGTCCCCGCGACAGCAGAAATAACGCTTTGTTTCCCCATCGTCATTCAGTGAAACGGCTGAAACACCTTTAAACACAGGCATTCCCGCCCCTTCATCGAAAACCAAACGGATCACAAACACAGTTGGAGGGGCGGTTGCGCCGAGGTGCCGCAAAAGAGAGGCAACAGAGCGTAACCCCCTGGAATAAAGGAAATTCAAGTTTAGTCGGTCGCTGATTCGCGCATGGTGCGAAACAGGGCAAAACGGGGTAAAACATACCTCTTGTTTCCCCATGTTTACCCAAAACGCGGATTTTGGGGAAACAAGTGGGGAAACAACGGGGTAAAAATCCTCCGCAATGCCCGTCGCAAAAGCCCTTTCAGGAAGTTGAACTTTTAGATTTGTAAATTTTTAGCGACAGATTATGACAACAACGACAGCAATCATCCACGACCATCGCAGTCGTGCAAAGAAGAACCAGGAGGCGATGCTCGAAATACGTATCACCACCGACCGCCGACACGTGTACCTCTCCACCGGCATCAAGGTGCGCAAGGCAGAATGGGTGGCGGGCAGGGTCATCAACCGCCTCGACGCTCCGGTGCTCAACGACCGGCTCGCAATCATATATAAGAAGGTAGGCGACGAGGTGAACCGTGCCCTCGCCGCAGGAAGGGAGATAAAAGCAAGGGAGATACGCCGACAGGTGTTCGAGGTGAAGGAAGCCCAGCAGGACGACGCGCTGCTGAAATGGCTCGCCGCACAGATACCGGTGCTCAACGTCAGCGAGGGCACACGCAAACACTACTGGCCACTGATAGACCGACTGGAGGAGTTTGACAAGATGCACCAGTGGGAAGATGTTACGATAGAGAACATCTATGAGTTCGACGCCTTCCTCCATGCCCGACATAAGGAATTGAGCGACACCGCCCGGCTGGCGGGAGTGAAACCCCAGAAACTCAGCGACGCGGGCATATACAACTACCACAAACGTCTCCGCGCACTGCTCTACCGTGCCGAACGCTTCGGTAAACTCGCCGCCAACCCCTACGCCAGGCTGCGGGGGCAGTTCAATCGAGGCGACACGGAGAATACCGAATACCTCACCGAAGACGAGATGACCGCCATCCGGCAGCTCGACCTCGAGCGCGGCTCTACGCTCGACATCAGCAGGGATCTTTTCGTCTTCCAGATGTATACAGGACTCGCCTACTCCGACGCGCAGGCTTTCGACTTCTCGAAATACAAACGCATCAACGGTGCCTGGCGCTATATCGGACGACGACGGAAGACCTCCGTAGCCTACGTGTCGGAGCTGCTGCCCCCTGCCGTGGAGATAATCCAGAAGTATCAGGGGCAGGTGCCGCATGTGAACAATGCCGACTACAACCACCGTCTGAAGGAGATAGGCCGTATGGCGGGTATCGAGACGCGGATGCACAGTCACCTCGCCCGACACACATTCGCCACGTGGATGCTCTCGAACAATGTGAAGATGGAGAGTGTCAAACAGATGCTCGGCCACAAGAGTATCATCACCACCCAGAGATATGCAAAAGTCCTCGCAGAGAATGTCTACGAGGACTACGATAAGGTTAAGGTACGGATGACTTAATTCACCAGCGGTTCCTGGTGTCTGGACTCGCGCTCGGCACGGAGACGTTCCTCCTCGGCCTTGCGGATGTCTATCTCGAGTTTGCTCTGGTAGGTGCGGTGGGTCTGCTGACTGATCTCGGTCATGCCCGCCGCCTCACAGACGTATTCACAGCCGATGAAGTACTTGCCGTCGTACTCGAAGACGGTGGGAGTCCAGTCGGAGAGCTTGCCGTCGTCGGGCAACTGCGCCTTCAGTATCTCATAGAGTGTCTCGGTCTTCACCAGAGGCAGCCGCTGACGTTTCTCCTCGGCTTTCATCGCCCGTCGTATGTCGCGTGTCTTCTGGTGGGGCTCGTAGTTCTCGATTGCCTGGATGCGGGTCTTGCCCGTAGTGAGGTCAACGGTGGTCTCCACGGCTGGCAGGTAGGTCTGTTCGCCGTTGATCACCCCGAAGGGTTTCCACTGTCGCAGGTCGGGCTCCTTGTCGAAGCTGACGCATGCTACGCCTCCGGCAAAGCATCGCGGGTTATCCCAGCGGTAGGTCGCCCCGAAGCGCCTCGCCCAGTCGTCGGCCTGCAGCTCGCACTTATGGCAGGCGTGCAGGAATCGGGTTATCAACTTGCCTGTGGCTGTGTCAACCATCACCTTGTAGTAGTGGCGCTGGTCGGATTCCTGCGCCTTGACCTTCGTGGTCTTCTGTCTCTTTGGTTTCGTTTCGTTTGATTCCATAATCGGGTTTGTTTATTATGTTCTTATGTCATTCTGTCTGTGTCTCTCGCCGTGTCTATGGATCATAGAGCGCCACCCTTCGCTGTCCGTACTCGTCGGGCAGCATGATATAAAGGTCGCACTCTATCCTGTCCTGCAGTGCCATGAGCTCGTCGAACGAGTCTATCATCGTCTCGCCGTGACTGAGCCTTCGGTATGCCCGTGTAGGTGTCGGTACAATCAAAAAAGCCATGGTTAGTCAATTCTGATACGGTTTTTATATTTCCTGCCTACGATAAACAGCACTGCGATGACAATCCCCACCACGATACCCTTCAGCCAGCTCCAGGTCTTCTGCCACCATGTCAGTGCCTGTGTGCCGTTGGTGTCCTTCACCTGGTCGAGGGTCTTCGCCAGCGAGTCTTTCAGATGCTTCTCCACCTGCGCCAGCCGCTCGTTATAGGTCGAGTCGAGGGTCTGTATGTGGCTTCTCATCTCGTTGGCCATCTGCTGCATCTGCTGTTGCTGCCGCTGCTGCTCCTGACGTGACAGTTCTCTCTGCGTGGTACGCTGTTCCTGTCGCATCTCCCTTCCGAGCGAGTCCACCCACGTGGTGATGGTCTCCGTCGTAGTCTCCTTCTCATGCTCCTGCGAGGCGTATTCCTGCATCGCAGCCCAGACGGATGCGGTAACGATACTGTCGATGTCCTCCACCGTCTGCTGCTTGTGTGCCTCGTGCTTGGCCTCGGTCGCCATCGAGTCGATGTTCACCGTATGCTGCTGATGCTCGTGTATCTCCTTGTGACTGGCACAGCCTACGACACACAACACTCCCCAGGCGCCGATCACCGACACCATCATAAACATCATGGCTCGCATCAGCCGCCATGTGTTCCTAAGAAATCTCTTTACCGTTCTCATTTCGCTTTTTCTTTAAATTCTCTCGACAAAGGTATAAAAAACCCGAAAATGTTCTGGGACAGTTTTGGCAGTCACGGGGACTGGCTCCTGTGGTCGTAGCATTCTTGCGAGACCCAGGTGCCTGTCCCCATGACTGCGGGGTTTTACTTCGGCAACCGATACAGCGGCACGGCATCGTCACCAAAATGCCGGCGCAGAGCGGCGATATAATGCGGTTGCACGGCAGGACTCTCCAAGAAGTCATAGTGACGCTTGTCGGTCAACTGTACCAGCACCGTATGCCGCGTTTCGTCATAGTGCTCGAAGCGCAAGGACTGGAATACCTCGCGCCCCTGCTCCGTCTTGGCCACGGAGAGCAGGTCGGCCATCATCCGCCCGAAAGCGTCACGATACGGCTGCTGCTGCGGGTCGGTGGCAAACATATCCGGCTCAATGGGCAACCGTGCCTTGCTCACCACGATGCCGTAGGCCATGCCCAGACTGGTGCGCTCCACGTGGAAGAGTATCGCCTCGGGGTCGCCCATCTTGCGCCGTCCGGGGTAGCACAGGTCGTAGGTGAACGTGATGTCGGTCTGCGGCGGCACCTCCCGTGCCATGCGCTGCAAGTCCTGCTGCACGGCATCGAGCACCTTCTGCTTGAACGAGCGGAACATCGGATAGGCATTCGGCGCAATGCCCAGGTACTCCTTCAGTTCACCGAACGGTATGCGCACGTCGGCGGCGGTCTGCTCCTTGCGCATCCGCTTCATCAGCATCAGGTAGATGCGCGGTGTCGAACGCTTCGTGGAGTACATCGCAATCATCTTCAGGTGGTTCACGTAGCCGTCCTGCATGTTGAACGCCCATATTGCCACGTCGGGATTGATCTTCACGTCGATATACGGCTGCTGCATCTTCGTGTAGTCGGCCTTGCCCTCCTTGTTGGTGTAGTGGTAGTAGTCGCCCGTCTTCTCGAATCCAAAGGTGGTGAACACGTTGGCCAGCTCGGTCTTGTCCGTCGGCTGTCCCTGCTCGTCGGTCACGGTGTATTCCACCTGCAGGTTGATCTCGTCGATGGCCTTGCGGGCAGCCCCGTAGTTCGACGGCTCGATGCCGAGGTCTTGCAGGTAGATGCGGAACGGCGGTATGCCCTCGCGCAGCACGTGCTCGGTGAACAGCGACTTCGGGGTGTTCCTGGCCTTGTCGAGTTTCAGTTCATAGAACTTGCGGATATACCCTTGCAGGTGTTCGCTGACCATGAGCAATGCTTGTTGCTGGATGAGCGACATCCCGCCACTGAGCTTCGTGTAGTTCCACGGGGTCTTCACCCACGACCGCTGGGCCACCATCTGCTGCATCAGTGCCAACTGCTGCTGTTTGTCTGTCTGTGCCATAATCTGTATAAATGTGTACTTAAACTATAAACTGGTTACACTATCAGGTGCCGTTAAACTATATTTCAGGTGTACCTAAACTATAATTCGGTTACACTTCTCGCGTCTTGCGCCCTTTGTTTATGGGCATTCCTGCTCTCGGTAATATACTATACATCATACGATACTCGTTTTTTTCTCTCCTATAGTCATTATGTATATTTATCTTATATTAGCGATTTGCGAAACCCGCTGTATATCGGCCTTTGAGCAGCATTTAGTGTAACCGACTTATAGTTTAGGTACACTTTCAGCGTGGTCATAGCGTAACCGATTCAGAGTTGTCGTGACATCCTTTGGTGTCCATTTATATAGTTCTGGCAACCTTCTTGGTGCCCTCCTGCACGTCGAGCCAGAGGTCGATAGCCTGGATAACGAGGTTGCCGATGGTCTCGCCGCGTGAGAGCTTCAGATTGTTGAGCCTGCGGTACATCGACATGGGGATGTAGGTCTGTACTCCCTTCGTCGGTTCCTGCGGCTTGGGCTGACTTGCCTG